CGATAGACAAATGGCACAAGGCACGAGGGTTTAGCCGTCAGAGCGAAAGCGGTCACTATTGCGGTTATCATTTTGTTATAGCACAAGACGGCACAATCGAGGTCGGTCGCACGCTTAACGAGGTAGGCGCACACGTGCAGGGTTGGAACTCTAACAGCATAGGAATATGTTACGCCGGTGGCTTGAACGCACAAGGCAAGGACGAGGACACACGCACGCCGGCACAAAAAGAGTCCCTTTTGTGGCTTATCTCTCAATTAGTGAAGAGATTTCCAAGCGTTCAGAAAATAGCAGGACACCGAGATTTCAGTCCCGACAAAAACGGCAACGGTGTAATAGAGCCTTATGAGTACTTAAAGGCGTGTCCGTGCTTCAATGCAATACCCGAGTATAAACACCTTATAAAGTAGTAGCGTATGAGTTGGTTTCTGAAAATTAAACGCTATGCGTATTTATTTGCGCTTATAGCCTTTGTTGGTTTGGTGGTGGCTAATTGTGTAGGTTGGCGCAAAGCAAGCCACTACAAAGACCGAGAAGCGGCACAACGTGCAAACGTGGGTGTGCTGATGCAAGATGTAGAGCGGTACAAGGTAGACGACAGCCTTAACGCTGTGCGTGTTCGTGGTCTTTCTCTGACTATTGACGACTTAAAGAGGTACAGAGCAGAGGACGCAAGCCTTATAAAGAAGTTAAGCGTTAAGAGTAAAGACGTAGGCAGCGTGTCGAGTATGACAACGCAAACCGTTACACGTATTAAGACGCAAATAAAAGATAGTATTAGATATTTGCCCGGCGATACCGTCTACAAAGTAGATACTTTGAAATGTTTGCACGTTTCGGATAAGTGGTACACGCTTGACGGTTGTGTTAATAATATAGGCGGCTTTGACGGCTTGCTTAAAACCTATGACAAAATAAAGATTATAGAAACCGTGAAGTATAAGCGTTTTTTGTTTTGGCGCACTCACAAGGTAAAGAGCAGAAAGATAGACGCTATTAGCTTAAATCCAAACACGGTTATAACAGATGTTGAGTTTATAAGCATAATTAGATGAATGTACTGCAATAATGTTTTATGTAAATCGAAGCGGGCGTGTCGTGAGATACCCCAGCTTTTTCGTTTACGCATTTTCACGCCCGACACGGCTTTGTTTTTATCTCAACCTAATAACTACACCTTAGAGCAATAAAAAGCCGTTAGACGTAAAAACTCTCCAAAATAACTAATTATAGTACTTAAATTATTTGTTTTGGTTAAAATCTATTAAAAACAAGAATATTATAAGAAAAAGTTTTGGTACTTAAAATAAAAGTGCTATCTTTGCAACGTGTTAAGGAAACAACACAACCGACAGGGCGGTTACTCTGAAACAATAAAACGTAAAAACAATGAAAAAGCAAATAACACTTACATATAGCACGACAGTTATTAACAAAAACTTTCGTTTGAAAGTTAAGGGCGTTGATAACAACGGTAATAAATTAAATAAGTTGGTAGGCGTTAGCGGTTTAATCTCTCTAATTGGCGAAGAATTATTAAACAAGTTTTTAGACCGTGCTTTTGCTTGTATGGACGATGTTTGTGTATGCAAGTTGCGCAGAGGTCTAAAAGTTAGTTTTTATGTAAAATAATATAAGACAATGGAAGTTACAACAACATTACAAGCTGATATGATTACGGAAGTGATTAATAACGGTAATATTGCAGAAATAGAGTATATCCTTGCAGTTAAAGAAAAGGCGTTAACAAACGCTATTGAGGTAGCAGAGTTTAACAGAAGCATAGGAAACAAAGAATTTGCAGAAGTTGAAGAACAACGAGCAAGGAGATTAAAAAGAGATATTGAAAGATTAAATAAATACGCAATGAAATAAGAACCCGACCGGGCGGTTTCCCGGTAACATTAAAACACTATATAATTATGAACACTTATAAAAAGTATTGCCCGAACGTATTTGTTGCACAATGTACAGAACAACACACAAAGGGCGAAATTATCGAGGTACAAACCAAGTACGGCAAAGTTAACGAATGTGTGGTTTATAACAAGGTTGCAGAGGGCAACGGCTTTTATTACTATTCCATTGTAAGGGCGGACGGCTATAATATGCAGGAACGAGCAAAGGCAAAGGCGGAACGCCTTACAGAAGCAGCGCAAAGGCAAAGCGAGAAAAGCAACGAATATTTTGCAGCAGCTACAAAGAACGATGATTTTTTGAAATTGGGAGAGCCTATAAAGATAGGACACCACTCAGAACGCCGGCACCGCAAGATGTTTGAGGACAAAGACCGCAATATGCGTAAAATGTGTGACGCAATGGATAAAGAAAAAGACTACAAAAGGCGTGCGGAGTATTGGGCAAAGCGTGAAAATGATATAAATCTTTCTATGCCCGAAAGTTTGGAATACTTTGCCTATAAGTTGGAGAAAGCGACAGAGTACCACGCAGGACTGAAAAGTGGCAAATACCCAAAAGAACACAGCTATACGTTGAGTTATGCAAAGAGTGATGTTAACGACTTAAAGAAAAAGTACGATATTGCGGTTAAATTGTGGGGAAACAATGAGTAATACGATAAATTATATTAAAAACTTATGCCGGGTTGCAGAGGGAGAAACCCGGCAAATGTGGAACGAGTATAAAAGGCGTTCAAAAGTGGTAAAGTTAACGCCTATTAGAGAGGTGTTAACAGAAGCGGAAATAAACTTTATATTAGAGTACATCAGACCGAGAAAACACGAGTGTTACAGAAATGCACACGAAGCGACCCGCATATTAGGCGTTAAGTACGTAGAGGGGTTTGTCGAGGTTGGCGGCTTGCCAATAGACCACGCATTTAACAAGCGAGGTGACAAATATTTTGATATAACGACAGAACTTGTGCTAAAAGAACAATGTAAGGAGTATGTCAGTACGTGGGAATTAGAGGGTTTAGAGTGTACAAGAATATCGCTAACAACGGGCGTTTATGGGAGTTATGGGCGTTTCCTTTTTGATGAGATATTAAAGCGTAGAAAAGAAAGGCGTAAACGCAAGGATAGAGAACGGCACAAACTGAACAAGGTTTTGAAGCGTTATACGATAGAATGGGACTTATAATAAAACGCCCGGTGTGTGTATATTAACACATTGCCGGGCGTAACGCAATAAACCGAGAGCGAAAAGGTATTGCGTGCTGCAAAATTACGCAGAAAAAGGGGTATTTTGAAAAAAATACGTAGAAAATTAAAAAAAATATGCTTTTTGTTTTGGTAATTAAACAAAAAGTTATACCTTTGCATTGTGTTAAGGTTAACACACCGACTAAGCGGGTACTTAGAAACATAAAAATAAAACAATGGAAACAAAAAGATTTTGTGTTGCTTGCAACAATCATTATGAAACACTTACAGTAGTTCAGAGTTTTGACACTATCGAGGAAGCAAAGAAGTACGCTTGCGATGTTATAAACGAGTTTGACGAGATAGACGAGGACATCAAAGATTACAATCATCACGCATTTTGGTTTGACGTTTACGATACAGAGGTTGCAGGCGTTGAGGTTGTAGTTGAAAACGGCTTTTTGCGTGTTGCCGTAACAGAGGATAACGAGGAGTTTCCTATTGTTTACACAACATCAGAAAGATACGCAGAGGAAATCGACTGGCTTTCTTTTCGTGGAGAATACACCGGGAAAGAATTAGAGCAACTTAAAAGAACTTATAGCAGAATTTAATCAACGTGCGGGGCGTTTGCCCCGCCTAACAAAGCAAACGTATGAAGACGAAAAAGAACACCTTTTGGCAGCGCAAAGCAACAACACAAGACCGTGTAATATTTGCAGAGGAAGCAGCGTGCAGATATAGCAATTATATAGAGTGTGCAAACAAAATGACGTTAAGGTCTTGTATCATTGATTTGTTTAATTGCTTTCGCATTAAGTGGACAAGTAAAGACATTGCAGCTTCAGCGACTTTGGCAATGCAGATGTTAAACGTAAAGGGTTAAGGCTATGATGTTATATATAGATAAAAACGTAAAGAAACTTGCAGCGGTGGCAAATTGCCCCGCTGACGTGGTAAGCCGTAAAGTAGTAGAATATATCGAGGATAACGGCTTAATAGATTGCCCGGAGTGTTATATCGGTTGTTCACTTTCTGATACGTTTGCAGAGCAAGAAAAAACGCCTATTGTAAAGGTGTGCGGTGTTTTCCACGAAATAGGTATAAATAAACCTACTTACAGAGAGTTTGAAACCCTTATGCAATGCGTTTTGTTTGGTGACGGAGATTGCCCGGATTGTGGGGGTGAATGCGAGGTAATAGACGGAGAATATAGAACGCACCAACACGACCGAGATAGCGAGCCGGAAACGGAAACTATATGGGAGGAAAAGCAGTGTTTAAGCTGTGGTAATAGATTTTATAACTAACAAAAAAGAATAACTATGTTGAGGATTAATGAAGCACTCGCACGTTGTGAGCGCAAAGGAAAGAAAGTGTTTAAGAAAGATTTAGCCGCTTTGTTGTGGTCTGAAAGTAGCGAGGGCGCACAGCAGGTTAATATGACAAAACTTGTAAGCGGGCGGGCAAAGAAAATTTCAATCGAATGGGTTGAGATACTTTGCAGAGAGTTAGATTGTAGTGCAGATTATCTTTTTGGCTTGAGTAATGAATAAGTTTTACAAATGGCTATTAGATAGCCGTGCGCAATTAAGGTTTTTACGTGCGTTTTTATTTTACTTTGGTACGCTTTGCCTTATATTGTGTTTTAGCAATATCTTTTTATTGTGTTTAGGGTTGTGTAGCTTTGCAGGAATTGCGCTTGTAAACTCACAACTTAAAGACGAGGAAAACGAAAGTAACAACAACAAAAAATAAACAAAATGGAAAAAGAGAGCGATTTTGTAATACCACCTTTTGAGGGTGTAGAGGTAGAGAATAACGAAAGCGGTGCTTTTGAGTTGTTGCCGGGTGTTACGGTTGAGGAAATGAAAAGTGTGTTTTTCGATACAGACGCTTTGATTGAACCGCCTTACCGTGTATATCAGCTTAACAGCAAAGGACATCGCTACTATTACCGCTTTAACGAGCAAAACGAGCCGGAATTTTATCCAAGTGTAACCACAATTTTAAGTCAAACTATGCCGGCAAACCCTTTCCTTACAAAGTGGATAGCCGACAAAGGTTTCGAGGAAGCAGAACGCTATAAAATGGAGCGTGCAAGTTACGGCACTTTCATGCACTCGCAGTTTGAAAAACTGATTATAGAACGTACTTACGATTTGGACGGCTTGAAAACAGAGTTAAAAACGTACATAGACGTTAACCACTTGCCGGAGGAGTTTATACACTATTCTGACGAGTTAAAGAAAGATGTACTTTCGTTTGCGCAATTCGTGTTAGATTATGACGTAAAGCCTTTGGCGGTCGAGATTGCACTTGTACACCCTACTTACAATTATGCGGGTATGCTTGATTTGCCGTGTACAATGTTAGAGAAGCCGGGCAGCGATAAGCGTATAACGGCAATAGTTGACTTTAAGAGCGGTCGTAAAGGCTTTTGGGTTGAACACGAAGTGCAGCTACATTTGTACAAAATGATGTGGGAAGCAAATTACGAGCAACACCCGGTGGACAAAGTATTTAACTTTGCGCCTAAAGATTGGCGTAAATACCCTACTTACCACCTCAAAGACCAAACAGACAGTACAGAAGCAAAGAAAATCCCTTATCTGTTAGAGTTGGCATCTATTGAGGACGCAAAGCGTGACAATAATTTCACGGCTTGCAACGGTTTTATAAATCTTGATGATAAAGACTTAACACCTAATGTTATAAGTTTAACCCTTTCGGAGTTGGTAAAGACAAAGGCAAAGAAAGAAGAAGCAGCACCAACGGAGGAAGCAGGGGTAAACGAACAAGATTTAACACCGGTTGAGGCTTCAAAAGTTGAGGGTAACAACGAAAAAGGCGGCAAAAATACGCAGAAAGGCAAATTAAAAGCCGTGTCAACGCCTAAAACTGAAAGTATGGTAAATACACCACAAAAAGAAAAGAAAGCCGTTAAAAGCGAAAATACAGCAAAATTACTCAATAACGAATTAGATATGTAAGCTATGGACGGAAGAATAAAAAGACCAACACCCGACAAAAGGCTTGCTTTGCCACGTATAGGCACAATCAAGGTCGGCAAAAAGGTTGTAGGAAAGAACGGCAAAGAGTACCCAACGAGTACAGATTATTTCATACCGGGCGGCAAATACGCCGGTATGTTTACAAAAACATTCGGTGACAAACCATCAACTATACAGATAGTTTTTCCCGATGACGACCCGTCAAAGGTTTGTGCAGAACGCTATGAGTATAGGGACGACGCAGGCGGTTTGGTTGCGTATGGAGACGGGCAAACGTTCAACGTGTGGAACGGCAAAACATACCAAAGCTACACAATAGAGCAATATCCTAACCTTATGCAAGGAATAGCGCAAAAGCACCCTAATAGGGCGGTAAGGGCAGGATATGACGGTTGGAGTGTTACGCTAACTTTAACCTTTGTCGTGCCGGCTGTGCGTGGTGTAGCAGGCGTGTGGGCGTTTACCACGAAAGGGGCGGCAAGTTCTATCCCACAAGTGCGCAACGCCTTTGACGCAGTACTTGAAAATAGGGGTTTTGTTCGTGGTATAATCTTTGACTTAAACGTCAAGTTTGCCACAACGCAGAAGCCGGGAGATAATAGCCGCTTTCCCGTTGTGTCTTTAGTACCAAACGAAAGCGAGGAAAATGTCGCTATCGTAAAGCAAGCGTTTGTACCAATTAACCCGCCCGTCGTGGGTATTGAACAAAAAAAATAAGAAAATATTTTGTTTGTATAAAATAAATTGCTACATTTGCAACGAGATAACTTATATAGCAAGGTTTCCAACCGGGGATATTCTCATGTTACGGGCAAATTTATGTTCTTTCTCACCCCGGTTGGTTTTCTTTGAAACAAACAAGCACTTTACCACAACAAAGTAGCTTAAAAATATAATAGCTATAATTTAGCAAACCCGCCTTTGGAATGTGTTGTGGCTTCCATTGGCGGGTATTTTATTTTATGAAAGATGAAAATTATATCCTCGTAGCAGGGTGGATGAGAAACAGATTAGGACTAAAAGGGACGCAATTGTTGATTTATGCAACAATATACGGGTTTAGTCAAGACGGAGAAAGTTTTTTTGACGGTTCAACAGAATATCTTGCTGAAACAGTAGGCACAACAAAAGAGAGTGTAAGGCAAAACCTTATAAAGCTATGCGAGGGCGGTTATTTAGTCAAGCGTACAGAAGTAAGGCAAAAAGTTACATTCAATAGCTATGCAGTCAATTTTGGGGGGGGTACAAAAATTTTGGCGAACGAGCCAAAAAATTTGTTTGAGGGTGACCAAAATTTTTGGTCTAATAATATAGATAATAATAATAAAGAAGAAAATAAAGATAATAATATATACGCAAAACCAAAAAAAAGTGTTTATGACAAAACGAAAAAGACGTTAATGTCAGAAAACCCGGTATTAGCAGATATTAATTACGTCTTAAAAAAATTCAGTTCAGACGATTATAAAGACATTGATGTTGCGTATTATTATCACGCTGTTATGGACTGGAGCGAAAGCAGTAACACGAAGCGACACGAAAATGGTTGGATTTCAACAATGCGTAACTTTATGCGAAAAGACCGAGAGGAAAACAAGTTACATTTGAAAAACCAAACAATGCAGCCGGGCGGCAAAGTAAACATAGACGAAGCAATGCAATATCTTAATATGTAGTTATGAGTAACGAACTAACAAAAACAACGAACAAAGCCACATTAATGCGCAAAGCCGCTTTAATGTTATACAACCCACAACCGGGTGTTAAGGCAGTAGAGATACGCCGGGCGTTGGTTGAAGTGCCGGAAGTCTTTGCAGGACTTACCAAAGTAGAAAAGAGTGTTTTTGTAGCAAGCACAAAAAGGCAATTACAAGAATACGAGGACAAAGAGAAATTAGTCCGTAACGCTCGCACGCTGTTTAGATACATAGCTATGGACGTAGGCTATACGATACCTACTAATGTAGCAGATTGGCAATACACACAGACACGCCTTTTAGATGTGCTTTGTACGTACTTTCCACAAGTTACGCTAAACGACATTAAAATGGCTTTTGAACTTGCCGCCGTTGGAGAATTAGACCAATATTTGCCACGAGATAAGAACGGCAAGGCGGATAAAAATCATTACCAACAGTTCAACGCTGATTATTTCTCAAAGATATTACGAGCATACGAGCAAAGACAAAGCGAGGTAATTTACAAAGCATTTGAGAGCATACCACGCCCGGCGGTTAACGCAATAGAGAACAAAAGAGCGACAGTCCATAACAGCGTGATAATAATACGCAACATCAATGTCTTTATAATCGTCTGAACTGAAT